TTTTGAGGTTTATCCCCAGACGTACAAGTACCTGATGGTGTTGTGTTATAAGGTGAGTCACTTAATAAAGAGGTATTACTATTACCTACATAAGTAATTCTTCCAGTGCCTTGATTGTTAATTCCTGAATAATCAACTTGAGTGTTAGAGCCATCAACTATTGTATAAGTATTGTGGTTTCCTTCACAAGTAAGTCTATTATATGTACTACCATTATATGTTGTTAGTACACCGTCAGGGATAGAACTACCCATATAAAAATATAAAATAACCGCACCAGTGTCATTCGCTAAATCAATGTCAGCGCTAAAAAAACCATTACTACTAAAAGATGCATCAACACCTGAACCACATGCAACTAAACATGTACCACATGGTTGAGCGTTTAATAAAACACCATTCAGTTGTTGTCTTATAATATTCCCTTGAGAATACCAACCATCTGGCGAAAGCGTAGTAAGAGTTGAGTCTGTATACAATGCCGAGGCTTGTGAAAAATTTAATCCATCAAAACAATATGTTCCTAATGCTGCCATTTATTAATTTATTTGTGGGCATGTAGTTACCGCAGTAACTAAGCCAAATTGATTTACTGTTATATAACTTGTTGCACTTATCTTATAAAATCCTGTTGACAAATTACTTCCAATAGCTCCATCTGATGCAGAATATACAAAATCTCCATATACTGGCAACGTACTACTTCCTGAATGATAATATGTTACATTTAATGGTTGACCACAAACATTTGATGCAGTATTAAATACAGTACTACTTGAGTATGAGGTGTATGTAAAAGAACAATCACAACAGGCAGATGCAGAAGAACTTGCGTCATAACAAAATTCTTGACAACTAATTAATCTATAATCATATATTAAATATAAATACTGATTACCTGCTGGTAAAGATAAATTATTTATTGTTGTTTGATATAACCCAGCTGATGGGTTAGTTACAGATCCGTTTGATACTGTAGTAGCCGCTGCTAATAATGAAGCTATATTAGCTTGATTATTAACATATAAAGTATTGCTTGATAAATATTTAAAATTATCATTAGGATAACCCCAATCATAAGTATCAAAATTTATTTTATTAGAACGCAATGTTAAATCTATACCATCATAAGGAAAAACTCCTAAAGATCTTACTCCTGTTTGAGCATCATAAATTGAAGCTACTAAATTACTTGAACCTAACTCTGCTAAATCTGAATCTACTGGACTAATATTAGCGGTATCTTCCCACAGATATTCTACATGAATAAATTCTCCACTTTGTTCTGGAGAGTTCATAACAATTTTTACAACTGTTATATCTGTAGAAGCTACACAGTCAGCTGTCACTACAAAAGATGCTGCTGTAATCGCAGTAAATGTTACTGTTGCATTCGCAGGACTATTTAAAGTTTTATTAAAACTAAACGTTCCAGATCCAGTTAAGGTAGCGCTTGTTGTTGTAACACCATTCCATAATACAGAAATTGTTATTGAGCCAGAAGAAATGTTATAATTGAAATTAGCTGTACCTATTAATGCACCATAATTTATAACACTAACAATAGCGTTTGATGCTCCAGTTAATAATCCATTTCTTTGTAATTTATAACCACATTGAGAAATTTCTGGAGGTAAGGGTATTTGATCGCAATTCATTGCTAAAACATATTCATCCATGTAAGGATCAAAACCACCTAATTTTTGTGTTTGAATTGATTCATAAAATTCATCCCTAAACCAAGAACGCATTCCTTGTTGAGATATTACTTCTAAAGAATCATTATTTCTACTTGTACCTCTTAATTTTAATACAGCACCTCTTTTTACATCAGTAAAAAACATGTCATATCCGTGAGATACAAAACTTTCAGGATTATAACTAATACCATACTCTTCAATACGAGCTATTTGTGTTCCTAAAATTTGAGGAACTGAAGCTATAACACCTCCGCCAGTACTGTCACTAATTAAGTTTTTACTTGCTAATACATAAGTAATTCTGTCTTCTTGTAAAACTAAAATATCTGTTTCACGAGCATGCATTTTTTGTATTGGCCCAAATGAAGTTTCACAATCTTTAAAGTTTGCTAAACCTAAATTAAATTCATTTAAATTATTTACTCCACTATTGCTACTAAAAACACCACTATAAGTAATACCTTCAAATCTATCCGCTTCTTTAAAGTCTTGATTAGAAACAGCTAAAGTTCTTTGGCCTAACTGAAATGATCTTCCAGCTAATTGATCTTTTATTTTAAAACTTTCTACTCCATTACCAAAAGAAAAACAATCTTTAAAATCTAAATTTATTACAGCATCTTGCGAAGCAGTTTGGTTTTGATCTCCTAAATCACTATTAACACCAGACATATGAAAACCATCTGGCTGCGAAATAGGAAACGATTGAGAAGCATCGTAATACAATTCTGCATTAGCATCATTTGGCTCTGTTTCAAATACCACTAAAGTATTTGCTCTAAAAACTATTAACTCAACATCTAAATCAGATGTTCTGTCAGGATTAAAAAATCTATTACACCCTTTAATACCTGAAGAAACTCCTAAATATAAAGGATCATTTATTCCTTGAGCATTGTCTTGTATCCACTGGAATGTTACATCCCATGTAGTACACGCCATATTATTTGCAACACTATTACCAGTAAAAAATGGAGGCACTAAATTAGTGTTGTTTACTATAGTGGTTTCATCTTGTATATTCCCTGGCTGTCCAAGAGCTGGATTTATATTATCTCCAAGCCACCATCTTCTCATGTCAATGTAGTCTCTACTTGCTATATATTCCTGCTCCCATTCCCATTTTATTTCTTGACAAGAATCTCCATTAAAAGTGTCATTACGATACGCTGTTACTTTTATTCTTATAACAGTACCTCCTGGCACAGGATAATTTGTAGTTACATTAGTGTCAGGGTCTGTTGTAAAACATTTATAACCAATTTTTCTGCTATTTGTACAGCCTCTCACTGAAGAAGTTTTTCTTACATTTCCAAATTCTATAAGAGAATCATCTGGTATAACAATATCAAAATTTTGATTTTTGATTTGCATGTATAAACCTTTTAATTGAAAAGATCCATCTCCAAACTCGTTGGCATCATCTAAAAAATTGGTTGGCTCTGCACTGATTTCTAAAATTTCACATGTTTCAACTCTTGATAGCGGTCCACTTACATCAGCTTTTATAGCAAGAGTCTGTCCTTTTTGAACCTTGTTTGCATTATCTCCTTCAAGCCTAAAGAAAACCATATTATCACTTGGTCTAACATAATAAAAATTACAAAAAATAGTTTCATAACCTGCTTTGCTTGGTTTAACTACAAATTTATATCGTTCAGCCCAATATGGCGCTCTGGATGATACCGCAACTTGTATACTATTTGAGGTAATACTATTACCAGGTTCTACATAAACAGTATTATATTCAGAAACCAAAACAGTAGAAGACCTTCCATACTCGTCACTGTATACAATACCTGTTTCATAGTCACGATCACTATGTAAACTTCCTGTGTCTAAGTCTGTTGTAAAAGCAGCTTCTACAGATATAAATCTAAAATATTCATATAATTTAGTAGTTATAGGATTAGCAGGATCTGATGTATCAGTACTCAGAAATGCCATTGCAATAGTTTGAATATCACAAGTGTTTGATCCTGGAGAAAAATTTGAAATATTAAATCCTTGTTGTATTGACGCATCTGAAATACTACTATTAAATTTAACAAAGGGATACGTTCCTATAGCTGGAGATGAAAGTTCATTATTAAAAAAATCTGTTAATGAGTTTCCTTGATCAGCTGTAGCGATAGGTTGAAAATTAGTGCCAAGAATAGTACCAATACGTTCTGCAAACAATGGGCTATTAAAAAAATCATATGGACTTGAATAGTCTTGATCTAATGTTATATTTACAGAAAGGGTGAAAGGTTGATTTTCAAAATTAATATTTGCAGTAGCAGCAGCAGTTCCTGTTGGGAAAAAAACTCTTTTATCACTGTCAAAATTAAATGTTAACCCTATTAAAGAATTAGCTTTTAATTTATCAGCAATTGAAGAAAAATCAATAGTAACTTTTGAATTAGTAATAATTTCACTTTGTCCAGGATTTGGATCTAAAGTGTATGTTAACCCATTATTTAAAAGACCTAATGGTAATTCAGCAAAACCTATAACACTATTAATTAAACTTGTGTTGTAGTCTACAGCAATTGTGTTTCCATTTGCATCTGGTCTTGAAATGTTATAACCATCTACATAGTTACCATACATTAAACGATTACCTTGTATTGTTTGAGCTTTTGCTAAACGTGGTACATTATCAAACTGTCTAAGTAATTCATCATTACCTAATACAGTGTATATTTTATTGTTAGTAAAAGTGTAAGATTTACTTGTATTATTCGCCCAACCAAAATCTTCTTTTTTAAATCTTTCAATTACATTTAATGTATTTGAATTAGTATCTTTAAATAATAAATCAACTTCTTTTACTCTTGAACTACCAGTAGAAAATTTAACTTCAATTCCATTGTAAAGATTTAACATTCCGTCATTACAATAGTTTTTTGTACTAAATTTAAATGGACGAGGAACAAATCCTGGATTGGTAAACAAAGATGTTGCACTATACTGCCCATCTTCATACCTATATCTATATGCAAAACATAAAAATCTATTTTCTATATAGTTTTGATTACCTGCAATATTTAAAAAATTTAATGTTGGCGCTGGTAAAGGAATATTTGCACCTACAATGTTTTCAAAACCAGGTGGCTTTACGACTACAGATATATCTTCTTCTATAATTTGATCTACATTTGCAATTGGTTCTGGGTAATTTCTGTTTATATTTAATGTTCGAGGAGGATTTTTGTCATCTGTCCAAAACAATAAATCTTCAATTAAATCAACGCCTGTTATTAAAAATAAAGGATCAAAATTTAAAATCCCAACTGTAATTACATGATAATTAACTATTTGATTAGTAGTGTTATATGATACCACTAAATCAACAACTCCACCAGGAGCTTCAGTATTTGAACCGTCATGAATAAACCAGTAAATAGTTTCTCTAACGCCATCTTCATACGCCCCTATACACACAGCAGCAGAGCTTAAAGCCACTCCGTTGTATTGAATGGTAGTTAGCTGCTCATTTCCTTTTGAGTTCTCTACAGCTCCTATTTCAGTAGCTTCTGTAGAGCCTAAACGTACATTCATTGCATCAACATATTCACCTGGAGGAAGAAGTCTTTCATCCACAGATTTGTTCATTCTACCTGCAATAAAATTTGTTGTAACTATTGGCATATTATTTTATAATTTTATTCTGGCCTCTTAAATTCATTAGAAGTCTTCCAGGATGTATATTACTTAGTCTTATTTTTGCATTTCGTAGTAGAGAAGATTTATCTTTTCTTGCTCTATTTACAACATACTCTTGCACACCTAATCTACCATTTAAAATAGAATATTTAATATAAGCATAAATATATTCTTCAAATAATTTATTTACTTGCACCTCAGTGTCAACACCATTTTTCATACCGTCTGACACATACTCTAAAACAATAGAGGCAGCACCTGATATGTTACTAAAATTAATTACACCAGATTGTTTGTCTATAGTAAACGTAGGGTTTGAGTTTGCGGTTTCAGTATTTAAACCAAATCGTGCGCCTATAGCATAATCAAAATACCAATTACCATCACAGCAATATCCTTCAGATCCGTTATATGCACTACTTTGATTTAAATATATACTTTTATTACCTCGTAAAATTCTTGCTAAATCTACTTCTGAATCTTGTGGTCTTAAAACATTTCCGTTTTGATCAAATAAAATATTAGAACTATTGTCTTGCAAATAAGCAGAAGACCAATTTGTTTGAATATTTTCAGATAAAGGATGTAAACCTCCGTTTCTAAATTGAGAAATTCTAACCCAATTTACATAATCTTGAGGCAATACAAATCTTAATTGCTGAGTGATGTCTAATTGAAGAATTTTTATTTCCTTCATTGCATCATAATTTAATTCCTGAACGCCTCTCTTTGCGTGAAATAATATTTGATATCTTTCAATGTTGTTTATCAATTCGTGGTTTCCTTGATACATTAACATAAAATTGTTAACTATATCTGCCAATGAAACATACTGATACGAACCCCAATTAGCGTTCGTTGGCGCTGTTCCTGAATTTGCGTAATATGCGTAGTCGTTTATATATGCCATCTATCCTTGTGTTTGTTGTTCTTGTTGTAACTCTTGAGTACCAAAATTATAAACATCAGCCTCTCTTATTTCAATACCTACATACTGACATATTTTTGCTATCAAAGTAGGCTCATCAGATAATGGTAATTCAAAGTCTTGGTAGTCATCAGCCGTAGGATCAAATAAAGGCTCTCCAGCTAATAAAGTAGCATAAGTCCAGTTTGGTGGATTAGGATACCTAACATACTGAGACATTATTGTTCCTGGTGTTGTTAATGTAGTTGGATAAACACTTATTGTGTTTCCTGATTCTGTAGTAGTAGCACCACCTAAAACGTATGCAGGATATCCTGCGGACGGAGATGTAAGAGGTGAAGAATTTAAATAAAATATTTTATCTTGATTGACTCTCTCCACTTCTACAATACCAGTGTTAGCTACAATTGTGTAACTATTTCCAATTGTTTGTGCAGTTCCAAATATACTTTGAGACAAAGTTAATTGAGTATTGCTATCAACACTAACAACATAAGCTGTCTGGCCTGCTGTAGTGCTTGTCGTTGACGTAGATGAAACAAGTTGACCTGCTGTCACCGTACTTGTAAAAGTAGCTGTAGCGTCCGTTAAAGTTAACGCACCTGCTGCTGTTGTTGTTCCTGATGTACTTACCGTAGGGTAATAATTAATTTTATTAATTAAATAATAATTAGAAGGTAAATTAAATAAATTTATACCAGGAGATATTAAAGTTTGGGTTGCTGAAAAACTATCAATAACCTCTATTAATCCTTTTGTAATATCAGCATATCCTGTACCAGATGCTCTTTGGTTTTCTTTAAGTAACTGATTGTTGTACTGGTAAAAATAATCCTCAAACATATCCATTTGAGCTTGCGCACAATAAAGATTAAAGTCTTGTGGTGAAATATATCCGTAGTTGTTTTTGTTCGCTATTGCTAATACCGTATTTCGTACTTCGTTTATTGGCATAATTAATTCTTTTTACAAAGATAGCAAAAAAAAAGAGGCCCTATTTTTTTTAGAACCTCTCTTTAATTGTTTAATTAATGCTGTTATGCATTAACAATACTTGTTACAGCTTTTGGAAGACTTACCTCATAATAAGGATTCTGCCAAGATGTAGCTAATGCTACTTCCATATTATCTAATATAGAAGTGTACACATCATGAGCTACTTGAGCTGCTGTTGTAATTGTAGTAGTAGTTCCATCAACATAATCGATTGTAACTGTTACTGCCGTAGCTGTTGCTGTAGCAACCGCTTTTACTCCATCAATACTAATCAATTGACCAGTAATAGGAGCATTTGTGATTTTAAGAAATTTTGCCATTTTATAAAAAGGTTTTAATGGGTTAATAAAGTACAAAGATAACAAAAAAAAAGCCACCCTTTTAAGGTAGCTAATTTTCCAGTTAGTTATTGGTTTTACTTTATTTTATTCTTAAGAAGTTTATAAACCTCTAAACCCTCATCGCTTTTCATAAATGAAGCAACTATAAAATTAGGGTCTTCTCCAAAAGGAATAGTAAGCATTTTCTTTTTGTTATTTGGAAGATTGTAATAAACATCTTTTCCATTGTTTCTTGCAGATAAAAGTGATAAGTTAAAAAACTGATACACATCATCCATAAGCTCTAACATTGGATCATTAAGAGTGTCTAAGAAATCTTCTGGATTGTTTTTAGCATAAACTAATATATCTCTTTTTAACTCCGCTGTTGTCATGTTTTCTACAGCATTACCCATTAACACTCTACATATTTGTGTTAATTTAGAAGTGTCTTTAGTGATTTTTTTAGCTTCTATTTGAGCCTCTAACTCAAATTCAACTTGTTCTAATTCAGCCGCAGCATCACGTTCTTTGTTTATTTCCTCAAATACAAATCCGTTACTTGGATGTAAACTTAAAAATTTTTGTAATACTTGATTTTCTTTACTAACAGTTAACATACCATCTTCAAAAACAATTGGCTCTAATATAGCATTACCATCTTGTTCATTTTCAAAAGGTGACTTTTGATTACGCGCATAGCGTAATGGTTCATTAACTCCTGTTTCTTCGTTAAAATGTAATAAAGGTGATCTCGATGAATGTCGAGATGATAACATGTATGATAAAGGAGATTGACCTCCTTTTAAGCGATAGGATTTTGCTTTGTACTCTACTTTTTTTGTTGCCATTATAATATAATTTAATTTGATTTATAAAAAATAATTACCCTCGTCATTATAACGAGGGTAAATATTACTACTATTTACTATGCATCTTGGAATAAGAAGAAGTTGTTTGCACCTAAAGTACATACAGCTCTCTCACTCAAGAAGTTCACTTCCATTGCATCTAAGTCACTTGTTCTTGCACCACCAGCAGAACCAGTAATCCAAGACTTGTAACGTCTGTCTTCAGTTTCTGAAGCTCTGTAACGAACATGTAAGAATGGTCTCTTAGCGTTCTTACCTAAGACTTGATCATATACAGTTGTAGAACCAGCTGGAACTAAAAGCCCATTGACTTTACCTGCATTAAGACCACCTCTCATAGTAGGATCGTTTAAGTATTTCCAGTCAGACTTGTAGAAGTCATAACCTCTACGGAATCCTGTGAAACCTAAATTAAGAGCCATGTCTTTATCATTATCAAATAAACCATAAGAAGTACCACCTGCTCCATAAGAGTTTTGTGTTGCTAACATATCGTCAATATCAAATGAGAATTGTCTGTCTACAAAAATAACATTTTCTTCAATAGAACCTTGCTTGTCAAGTCTTTGAATAATGTTATCAAATTGAGCTAAAGTCTGTGGGTTTCCACCACCGAATACATTACCTCTATTTCCTACTACAAAGAAAATCCCTTCAGATCCAGACTCTCCTGCTACAGAAGCTCCTGCCGCTGTACCTTGTAAGTAGTCTCCTGCACCAGATGCTGCTGCTGCTGGTACTGCTTCGATCATTGCTGTTTCTAAGTAATCTTCAAAACGTAATCTTGTATCATGTTCAGATTTTAAATACCATAAGTATCCAGAAGCGCCATTTTCAGATGTAACTTCAATCCATCCAATTTGAGCCATGTCAGAACCAGAAACAGAATACTTGTCTTTGATAATGATTGGTTTGTTTGAGAAAATAAAATCATCAGATTCTAAAGACCCTTGCATTCCGTTCACACCTTTTGCAAATTCAGAACCGTATACAAAAATGTCACATGAAGTTGCTGCTGCCATTGATTGACCACCACCTTCATAGTATGCAATTGTTACTACGTTTGGCGCACCTGCTGTTGGAGCTACTGATATAATACCCTTGTTCTGTAAAGTTGAACCTGGTGTATTATCAGATACCATTACAGTCTGTCCTGCTCTTAAAGCTGCTTGACTTGATGTTCCTGCTAAAGCTGGGTTAAAGTTTGCAATATTGTTTGGAATTGTCCAAACAGCATTGTCAACTCCAGCAGCACCTGCTGATGTACATGCTTGATATTTAGTGTGTAATCTTCCTTGTTCTGCCCATTTGATAAGGTCAGACGTTGAAGGCATTTCAGCGCCTACCATTCTTAAGAATGATGCTACTGATCTGTTTCCATAACGCTCAAATTCCTTTTCATAAGTATCTGGAAGATACTGATTCAAGAAATCAAAGTTAGTTATGTAGTTTGTTGATAAAGGAGTTTGCTGCGCACTTGGCTGCAAGTCAAATCCTGGGGCTACATTTACTGCCATAATTTGTTGTTTTTTTTAAAATTAATTATTTTTTTCTACTTCTAATTTTGAGTCCTCTTCCACTGTCGCTACTTGAACCCATAGGTCTAATCGTAATTCCGTTTTTAGAAACCGATTGAGATTGTTGTCTAACATCCATATTAATGTTTTTTGATTTTCTCGAAACATTATCTACAGTTGCAGCAACCCCTTGTTCGTAAAAGTGTTTTGCAAACTTATCAGGATTCATAGCAACCGATAAGGCTTTATGATATCCGACTGGATCAACAATCAAACCCTCTTTGTCCATAAATTTGTTAACGAAATTGTTAACGTCAGATTGAACGTTTTTAAGTTCTTGTGCATCACCTGGTTTAAAAGAAATATTTTTATCACCAACTGAAAACTCAAAACCTTTGAATTCGTTGTTAAAAACCGACTCGGTTTTATCTAAGAAATAATTATACCTTTTACTGTTTACCTCCGCAACACTTTCGGATTCCTCCATGTACTTTTTATAAGCATTAATATTTTCTTGCTGATCTTCTGATAATCCACCCCCACTTGACTCAAGAGGAATTTTATACTTATCTTTCTGTTCATTAAGAAACTTCTTTGCCTTAGAAAGTTCTCGTTTTTTTGCTAACTTTATTTTTCTAATATCTTTTTCATCATCTAAATCTTCATCATAGGAAAACTTATCTTCAATAATGTCCTGAATATCATCCGAGTCTAAACCTTCTTCAGTCGACTCATAATAATTAGCAAGTACAGCATTATCGTCCATGTCATCAATGTCTTTTTGTAAATTATAAAAGTCATTAATACCACGCCCAGTTTCCTGCTTGTACTTTAAATACGCAGATACGTCTTCTGGTAACTCAGAATTTGCCTCTTTTTCCGCAAATAATTCATCAACAGAATTGATATCTTTATTGTATCTTTTCTTTATATATGAAATAACATCATCATCACTTAATTCTGGTAAAGATGTTTCTTCATTCTTAGTTTCATCAACCGATGTTTCTTCGGTAGTTGAATTTTCTTTATTACTAAAATCTATTTTTTCAATAGAGTCGTCTTCTACTTTTTTTTGCTCAAATTGTTCTTCGTGTTCTTTTAACAAAGTTTCTTCAACTTGCGCTCTTGATTTTTCTTCGACATTTCCGTCAACTGCTTTTACTGTAAATTCCATTTGATTTTATTTTTAACAAAGTTAATACTAATTTAATTATAATTTTAGACTATTTATCTTGGGTTAAATTCAGCCAAATCAAAACCATCTAAACTATCCTCGTTAGACTCAAAGTTTATAGCTGGTAAATCTCTTTTCTTCTGTTCAATCATTTTAGAAGTTTGTGTTGACTGTTGACTAATTCTTTTATCTTTCGCAGTTTCTCTTTCATTTTCTCTGCTCTTTAAGTTTTCGCTTTCTAAACCTTTTAACTGCATTTGCATTTGGAATTCCACTTGCATTAACTGTTGTTTTAATTCAGCTTCTCTTTGTAATTTTTGAATATCAAAAGCAACCTCTGCTTCCTTAACAGCAATCTTAGATTGAGTCTCAGCTTCATTAGTCTGCATAGCCATTTGCGCAGCAGCTTGTTGCGCTTGCATTTGCATTTGAGCTTGCATTTGTTGTTGCTGTGCTTGTGCTTGTTGTTCAGCTAATTGCTTGGCTTTTCTTTTTACTTTAAGTAATTGATTAGCCATTTTTAAATTAGCAATCTCCCTAATATCAATAGCATCTTCAAGATTAATATCTGATTTAGATAAAGCCATTTGAATGTTTTGTTCTAACATAGCTTTTTCTTCTTCATCTGGCATTAACTCTATAAATACACCAAAGTCATAAAGATATAAATTTTTAATATCTTCTATAATACTTAAATTGTATTTACCTATTTGCATTGCAAACTCATCTTTAAAATCAGCAAACTCTAAAACATCTGCTGTTCTAATAGATAAACATTCTGCTAAAGTTTTTGTAATATATAAACTTGCATTTAAAATATGTCTTGTAGCTACATTAGAATTTAATGCTGCTAACTTTTGTACACCAACTAATGAATTAGGATCAGGACTTGATCCATCACGAGCTTCATTTAATCCAGTTACAGACCTAATCATATCCATGTAATGATTATAGTTTCCGATAAGCATTTGCATTTTACTTGCACCACTATTTGCAGTTAACTGAGTAATTGGAACTCTTGCATTATTATATTCGCCATCTTGTGTGTAGCTTCTCCCAATAACACTACCTGTTTGAAAATACAAACGCAATGCATCTTCAGGGTTATATGCGTTACCAGTTCCTAAATCAACTTCATTCAACCCATCAGCATCAATAAACACACCGTCTGGAACTACCCTTGAAACTACTTGTTGTATTTTTAAATGACTAATTTGAATTAAATCAGCAAAGGGTATCATTCTCTTAACTAAAGACTCTAAATTTCCTTTGTACATTTTTGGCGCACAAGCAACATAGTTAGGCATAGCATATTGACTGGCTGATTTTGGTCTAACCATATTTTCTCCAAGTTTCCATTGAAGCATAATATTAGTTCCCATTACCATAATACCATCATACCACACATCAATAGTCTTAGTAATTTTTTCAAACCCACCTTCGTCCATCATTTCTTGAGGTGGATTAAATTGATCATCCTTCTCAACAGTTTTAAATGTACCGTCTGGCATGCTTTTCTTTTTATAAACAAAAGTATGTGTAGTCTTATAATTAAAATATAATAATGTAGCGGTATCCCTACTGAACATACTATTCTCATAAAATTGCTGAGAATTGTAGTAGTCATACCAAGACTGACTATATTTAGAAATCTCTTCTAAATCTTCGTTAGTTAAATCAGGGTCAATTTTTATTAATTCTGTAATTGGAACTGTTTTTATTTCTCCCCAATAGAAAGTATCTTTAAAGTAAGGGTCTTCAGTGTAACTGTAAACAACATTTGCTGGATCAACATACTCTACTCTTACACCTTCTCCTGGTAAAAATATATGTTTTGCCATTCCAATACCTAAACAAGTAATGTCATAATCAACTCTTTTTCTTGTATCGTTGTAATGACTTGCTTGAAATAAAGTATCTATAGCTTCTTCAGTAGCAATTTCAATAGATGGCTTATAATTCATTTGCATGAAAAGCTCTAACTCTGCATCTGTTTCTGGTAAATCTTCTTCTTTAGTTTGAAATACATTAATACCAAAATCATCTTCAACTTGCTGAAGTAAAGGTTTTGCAAGCATGTCACCCTCTATCATTTCTTGATATTGGTTTCTTTTTTCAGCCGATAATGCATCTTGCGCAACTGCCTTAACTTTAAACATCCTGTCATTCATTCCGTTGACTACAATGTCAACAAACTTTGGAATAATAGGAACTGGTGTCCAGTCTAAATTCAAATAACTTAAATCACCATCAATTGCTAATTCATTTTTATATTTAGCTACAGACTGTTCTCCACGAGCATATAATCTTAAACGATTAAAGTCTCCCCATTGAGAATAAAATCTACAAGAGCCACTGTCTTTTCTAAACCATTCATATTGTATTGCTTGTCCCACTTGAAGTCCAAACTCCATTGAATCTTTAACGGAGTCTGATGCAAATTGGTCTGGAAATGCAGAAGCATTTACTTGTATCTTTACGTCTTTCATTTATTTAAGTAATTGACTAACTGAATTCGTGTTATTATATCTTGCAAAGTTAATGCTTATTTTCGATTTTTCTTTAGCAGGTGTGTACAAGTGTTTTTGGTTTGCCATTATAGCTAACCCAGAACTAATTGACGCATCAAACTTTGTTCGATTATTAATGTCAAATTTTGCCCAATCCTCTAAAGTTCTTTGAAAATACATTATACCCATTTCATCACTGTCTCTATAATTTTCGATTAAATCTAAACCAACATGTTTTTCTATATACGACTCTATTGCAGAAGCGTGTGATTGTTTTACATCTTCACTTGAATTGGGAATCCCACCTAACTCTTTTTCTGTTTTAGATAATTTATTAAATGTTTTATCAGGTCTATTTATACTAAACCCTCTATAACCTCTATTTTTTAAGTGATACAATAAACGAGGTTTATTATTTTCACATAATATTGGCATTCCATAAAACACACAAGCCATTAATATTTCTTCAAAAAATATTTCTGCGGTTTGAGGCCGAGCTATATATTCTAAAAAGAATTCATTGCTTGGTGCATTGTCCATATTAAATTTAGTCATACCATGTAAAGAACCATTTGATCCCTTACCAACTACAACTCCTGAAATATCATATGAATCACATCCAAACGAACCTACATGTTCATTACCTGGATATTTCCTTCCATTTTTTATTGTTACATTATTCTGTAATGACCTTTCAGGTAACCAAGATACAAAAAATCTTCCTCTTTTATCAGGACTCCAGATTACTCGACTATCTAAAATTCCATTTTCCCAAGAAAAAGATCCTTGAGTCATGTTTTGACCCATAATCAAAGAGTCATTGTAATCTATTTGTTGGTATATTTTAGTTAAATTAAATAATGATTGCTTACTCTCATCTCTAAATGCATGCGATTCAGTTCTTGGGAACTGTCTATAAAATTCATTTAAAGCATCTGGATCGCTTGATAATGAATCTACTTCGTTTTGCCAGTACACTATTGCGCCTTGTGAAATCATTTCACCATCTATGCCAAGCACTGGTTTATTAGGATTACTAAAAACAGGCATACCATACATATCAATAAACCCCTCCATATTCCATTCCATAGGGATGAAAAGTGAATATAACCCACTTTTAGTTTGACCATTTGAGTTACGGTTAGTACAATCAGAATCGTAATACAGTTTTTTAAAATTAGCCCCACCTTTTTCTAAAGCATTAGATGTTGAACCCATCATACACTTTCCAACAATCTTACTACCTAATCTTAAACACGTTTTTGTAACCCTCCAGTTATTTAAAATATTATCAGGTCGCTCCCATTTACCACTTTCATCATGTAATAGTAAACGTAATTTTTCCCCATCATAACTGTTGTCTCCAGTATTTTTCCAGTCAATAGTTGTGTCTAATCCTTCAAGCTCTTGTTCCTCAGTTAGATACATATTTTTCTTAGTGATCTTTGCTGCTGGAACTCTATAAGCTAATTCTGTTTTAGGCTTATCCATACCATCTTGTATGGGTTTAAAAAAGAAAGGATAGTTGTTAGATATAGGTACAATTTTATCTGTAAACATTTTTTTTGCATCAGAACCTGTTTTAGAAAGTATTCCAATTCGAGCATCTTTTGTTATTGTACCCATGTTTACTCCTTCGCAAGAAGCCATAAATGAAAATCCAGAACGCCTAATTTTTAAATAGTCCATCCCAAAACTTCTTTTATCTGCCTTACAAGCTTCCCAAAAAATATAAAAGATTCTATTTGCCTCTCTAAAATCTGGAGACCCTATATCAATTTTTGTCCATTGCAAATACATGTAGTGCGTACCTGTAATATAAGTAGGTTTTCCGTTGTTTAAAAACCAATGACCTTGTTCCCTAAAGTTAAATTCATTTTCAATATAATCTACCCACTCGTTTTTAAAACTTGCAGGAGTATTATGCCATTGAAATATAGATTTTATTCTTGATAATTGTTTTGGCAGTGTTTTAGCTTCCCAGTATTGATCTTCTTTTTTATTCGATCTTTTAAAAACTTCTTTAGGAATTTTAGGAAGTGCAATGTTTAATCCGCTTACATTAATTACATCTTCAATTTGACCTGTTTTAGATATTACAACAAAATTATATTTTTCATTATAACCGTAGGTCCAGCTTTTAGCTTTGTTTTTTGTAGTCAAAACATTTTTAGGAACTATATTTTTAAGTTCTGTATATAATTTATTTTGATCTTGATTCTGCAAATCCTTTTGGCGTGTTATTTATTTTAGTGTCAACTCCTTCTAATAAATCATTTTCTTCTTGTATTTTTTTTAAAATTTCAAAAGCATCCATAATACAAAGTTTTTTTGTTGCTGCTGCATTTTTTAATCTATCCGCAGCTAACTCATCATCTGTACCATATTTAATAATATCCTCCTTCGCCACCTTGATCAGCTGTATCACCGCTTCGTGTCCTGCTTCTATTATTTTTAATTTTGTTTCTTTTGTATTCATTTTTAATACGTTTAGCTTTTTTTAAAGGATAATTTTCTTCCTTAAAATCATCCATCCAATCCCATTCTCTACTCATAACACAACTGTTATGTTTTTAGTAAACATACGATATAGTTTTTCATCATCTACAATAAATTCATATTCTGACTCTGGCTCATATAAAACTTCATCCCCTATTTTAACTCCCTTTTTTATTAACTCTTCATTGATATACCTAACAGTTCCCCTTAATGGTTCGTTCTTAGAGTTTTTATTTAAATAAGACTCTTGAGCTTTTAATGGTTTAATAAAACAGTATTTACTATACCCCATCCAATTAGATTCGTCTTTAGTTTTGTAAAGATAAAACTGATCAGGATCAACAAAAAATAGGTCATCTTTGAAAAAGCTTTTACCGCTTTTCCTGCGGCCATACATGTCGTTATAAAACTTAAATACATTATGATGTACTAAAAGTATATCACCCTCTCTAACAGGCCCTGTGTAATTTATAGGAGTTGCTATTACAATAGCAAAACGATTAGAAGATTTGTGATCTTCTTCTGAAGTACTTGTAATAAATTCTACGTCACCATAGGATTTAATATTATCGTACCTTCTATTGTTATAAGGTTTAACAATAAACGAGTATGGAGATTTCATTAAAAGTTTATATTATATTCTAAAGATATAGGTAAGGTACATTTAAATTCTTTCCAAAGCAAAACTTCTTCTCGCTTCATAATCCATATTTTGTAAGATTCTGAGGCAACATCATGTTGAATAAGATGTATTCCGTAACTGCCCCCTAAAACATCCTGACCTACTATGTAATGCATAGCGCCAGACTTATAGTCTGCTCCGATTGAAATTTTTCTTATGTCCATTTTTGATTTTGCTAAACAGCCTCTGTTGTCAAAACCCCTGTATTACTAACAAGAAGTCT